CGCTTGAACTCAATCGTCTTCTGGTATTCGTCATGCAGTCGGTCGAGTTCCTGCTTCGAGAAGTTATCCGAGGAAAGGCTCTGCATGTCATGTCCGATTTGCATGGTGGACGAGCTCTTGATGACCGCATCGGCAATCTCGTCGGCATGGGGATATGTCTGTCGCGCCGCGCCGACCGTCTGCGCCTGATTGTAGGAGATGACGAGGTTCTTCCCCTCGGCACTCGCCTTGCGGATGGATTCCTGTGTAATGCCGATATTCGCAAGTGCTTCCTGGTTGCTCTTCGAATTCGCGTCATCCGGCAGCACGAATTTGTTATAGATGGCCTCCGCAGCATGGGGCGTAAGGACCACATCAATATCACCCTGCGAGAGCGAATCCTTGACGAATCGCGCCTGGTTCCGGTTCGTGTCCGGGAGACCCGTCTTGGAGAACGCCTCGCGTTCCTCTGCGGCATGGTCGATGAATCCCTTTGCGCGGCGCGCCTTGTGGATTGTGCCGATACTGCTCGGCAGACCGAGGAGATAGAACGGAACGGATTGCAGGAAGATGGAACCGGCGGTCACGTCAAGCTCGCGACCGTGCAGGAACCACGTCTCGGTTCCCGGCGTGTTGTATTCCTCTGCCCCTGCCACCTGCATGGCAATGGTCCAGAAGCGGTCGATGAAGTTCGCCGCCTCTTCTTCGAACATTTCGCCGAGGAACCCGTGGTAGGGAACGACACCTTGCAACGCCCTTCTCGTTGTGTTCCGCGTCGCCGCGTTCCATGCCAGGCGCGTGACGATGCGGTTTCGAATCGGGGCCGTGAAGTCCGGCAGAAGACCGCCGAGCTCTTCCGTGAACACCTCGGTCGTCTGCATGAGCATGGACGTGATAAGCCCCTGCCAGAAATCCTCGACGCGCGATTCGGGGACCTGCATTAAAAGGTCGCCGTCTCCGGCAGGAACCGTAACCACGCCGTTGAGGTAGTAGTTGTTATACGCCTCCGCAACGCTCTTCGGGATATAGAGCGGAGCGCGCTTGGCTGCGCCGATACCGGCGTACTTGAGGCCCTTGCCGACCGCGCTTGCGACTTTCTTGATGCCGCCCTGTCTCAACATGGAACGATAGCCGTTCCTCATAGCCATCTGGATGAGCTTGGTCGGCGACCTTCCGGCGATACCGGCAATGCCGCCCGTCATACCCATTTCAACCCAATACGGGATGCTGGCGATGGCGGAGTCCACCGCCTCAAGCGCGGTAGTCTTTCCACGCAGGGCTTCGTATTCCTCGCGGAGCAGTTTCTCTTTGTAGAGTATCTGGTCCAGCGGCGAGTTCTCGTTTACGCGGGAGAGGTCGAGGTCCTTGAATTTCTCCTGCTCGTAGACGTTCGTGACGAAGTTGCGGATGTCGCGCATGCCGAGCAGATTGAAAACCGCACTTCCCTCGACGTTGTGTAAATCCCACGAAAGACCATATCGCCGGAAGTCTGCAAGGTCCCAATCCGACGTGTCGATGCCGGTCGCTCTCGATGCGATGTCAAGCATCTTGCGGAGGTCTTCGTCCGTCGTATCGCGGAAGTCATCCGGGTATATCGACGAAAGATACCGCATGACGGCACTCTTCTCCGCGAGGTCCTGCGCGCGCTGAACGTGAGCCGCCTTTATCTGCTGGTCGCGTTCGTACGGGGAGACGTACTGGAAATCCTGCCGCATCATGTCTTCCGTGATGGGCTTGATTTCCGCGACGCGCTCGTATGCCGGGATATTCTTTCGGACGTATGCCGCACTGCTCGGCTTCTCGGCCATCATCCGCTTCAGCGATTCGTTCAGGATGCTGATGTCGGTGTATCTGCTGATGAGGTTGTTATCCGCCTCGCGGATGAGACCTGCCGGAATCCCCTGCTGGTCCTCGATGTCGTTCTCCTTGGCGACAAGCTCCGCCTCCTCGTTCGCTTCCTGTGAGAGGTTGAAGTTGATTTGCGCGGCGCGACCGAACGGCTGAGAGACGTTTCCGAACGAGTATTCGTCATCCGGCGTGGCGATGAGCGGCTTGATGTATCTCGGCATGACTTGTCTCCTTTACTGTCCCGGCGTGATGACTTCCCGATACCCGGTCTTATCGTTTCCGAGTATCGCGTTTTCGAATACTTTAAGCACCGCGTTCGCCTTCTTGACGTATTCGTCGTTTTCTCTGAATTTCTTGAACTCGCTTTCCATGTACTCGACGTTCGGGAGCCCGTTTGGTCCGATTGCCTGTTGGTAGAAATTTGCGGCAACTACATCGTTCCAGCCCCACAGCATTCCAGGCTTTTGTCTCGTTTCCATGAGAAGCTGGACGAGCTTCATTTCTTTTGCCTTGTCCTTCGCGTCTTTGTCCGCCTTGCTCTGGTCCACCTTGTAGCACCAGTCCATGTAGCTGTTCGTAAGCTCCGGCATGACAACGCTGACAAGACCCGGAGTCCATGCGTTGCGCGCTTCCGGGTCAAACTTATTCATCGCTTTTGCGATGTCGTTCGTCGCGTTCATGCGGAGACCGGACGGGATGCGTCCCTCCGCGATGTCGCGAATCTGCTGTGCCTCTTCGTCTGTAATGAAGCCGGGTGCAGGGAATGTGTTGGTGCTCGCCAGAGCAAGGAACGCCTCGCGCTCCTGCTTGTTGTGGATGTTGACATCGAAGCCCATGATTTTGAGCCGACCGTCTTTCGTCGCGATATGGCTGACTTCCAGCAGGACGGACGATGCAAGAGCCTTCCGGTTCGGGTCGGCGATGTAGTCTTTCATCATCTGGTCGTAGCCCTTCTTCCATTCGTCATACGCATCCTTGCGAGCCTTCTGCTGAGCCGTGGTCGCCTTTTCGAATGCGCTCCACTGCTTCATAAGGTCCGCCGTGTAGCTCTGTTCCTGCCCGCTGATAAGCTCGCCGACCATATCCTTCAGCACGCTAGGCGGCATCGCGGTATAGCGGCTCTTCAGAATCTGGATGTCGCGTCCGCGCGCCGCAAGGGAGTTGTCCTGAAAAAGATCGCCGACGGCTTCCCCGAGGTCGTGTCCGAGGTTCGCTTTTTGCAGGGCCACCTTTGCCTGATACATCGTATGCAGGAGCCGCCGCACCTCCGGCGCATCCGGGTCATCCGAAGTCGCAAGCTCATAGTCGATGCGCGCGAACGCTTCCCCCTGCGAATCTGTGTAGTAACGACCGCCCTGCGACATATCGTACTTTCCGCCCGATACATCATGCCCGGCAGCGACAATATCGCTGAGGTGCGCGCTTGCCTTTGTGTTGTTCAGGAGGTCCTTCCCCTTGTTCTGAAGGATGGTCTGCATGTTCGTCCTGGTTCCCGGTTGCAGCTCGTCCTTGATGGAGTTGAAGTATTCCTCTGCACCGGCGATGTCCCCTTTCTTGATGAGCGAGTCGAATGCCTTGCCGCGCGCTTCTTCAAGGATGTTGTCGAAGCCGGTCTTGAACTGGCTGGACCTGCGTTCGAGGGCTTTCTGTTCGTCCGTAATCTTACGGAGCGGCTGGTCTTCCTTGTCGCCGTTATAGAACGGGCTCTTACCTTCCGCCATGCGGTCGTCGGCCCATTTCTTCGCCTTGTCTTTGACTCCATCCGCTCTCGGGTCTTTGCTGGGGTCAATTTCGCCGGAAGCGATCTGTTCGATGATGCCCCAATCCTCTTCCGTGGTGTACGGGTTGATGAGCGGAGTTTCCACACCGTCGATGCCGACGGAGACCTCGGTCATAAAGCCTCCGTTCTTCATCCGTCTGCGACCGTGCCATCCCTCGTTCTTCGGTTCGCCGTCCATCTTTCCGGTCTTCGGATTGAATCTGCGACCGAGATTTTCAAGTTCTTCCTCGGACGGCATCGCGCCGTGCTTCGCGGAGTACCACTGCACATACAGCGGTGTCACACCGGCGATGAAGTCTTCCCATTTCCCGTCCTCCGCGTACTTGTCGGAGAGAATGGCGATGCCGTTGCTCGCGGCTTCCATGTCCGCCTGACGGATGTTCCCGTCCTCATGGTCCATCATCCGCAGGAGGTAGGAGTTCGCGATGCGGGTCGCGTTGATGCGGAATGCGCGGCTGTTCTTCGGGTTCATGCCCGCGCCGAAGCTGTTCATCAGCTTGTCAACGGTGTCGCTGTATTTCTGCGTCGCCCCGCTTGCCTCTTTCCCTTTCAGCGTGGAAAGTTCCTGAAACGCCTTTGCCGCCTCAGCCGTGAATGCGTTCGTCTTCTCGGTCAGCAGGAGGTTGTCCTCGCGTTCCTGAAGCCTGTCGTGTCTCTGCTTGAAGCTGAGCGCGAGACTGGCTCCAGCACCCTGTAGCCCCTGCCCCGCGTCCGTGAGCATACGACCGATGCCGTCAAGGTGGCTCGGCATACGCACCGGATGGAGCTGCATCTGCGCGGATTTCTCTTCCGCCTGATAACTCGGGAGAATGTTCTGTAACGGCATGTCATTTCCCTCCTGTCATCTTTGCGATTCTCGGGTCCAGCCACCATTCGTTCATCGTGACACCGGCCCCCAACGGTCCGCTGTTCGAAACAAGGGAAGTGTTTTTCCCGAGCTTCGGAATGCTTGTGACACCCGCTTCGAACAGTCCGCCGCTCGCATCGGATGCGGCCTTTTCCGCACCGCCGCCGAATAGTCCGAGCGAACCGCCGAGGCTGATGGAACCGAGCATGGACGATGCCGCGTTCCCTGCGGTGGAAAGCAGTCCGCCCGCCCAGATGCCTGGGATATTCGAACGGTATGCGTCCGCCTGTGCGCGGTACATGTTCGCCTGTTGCGTCTGCTCGCTCGCCTGTACCTTGTATTGCCAACTCCGCGTCGCGATGTCGTATTCGAGGTTCCTGCGGTCCATGTCGTAGGAATCCGCGAGGTCCGCTTCGTAGTCGTTCGGAGTCCCGCTCCCCAATACCACGCCGCGCGCCGCGAAGTCCGTGCGGACGTGCCCCTGCATCTGCTGCATCTGCTGCATGAGCGCGAGCCGTTTCTGGTTCCCCTGAAGCTGATTGGCCTCTGCGGACTGTGACGCGATCTTCGCATTGTCGTCCGCGACCTTGGCCTGATATTCCGCGATGGCCGCGTTCTGCTCCGCCTGCTGCACTCCGGCGACCGTGCTTGCCACGCCGCCCGCGATGGTTGCGCCGAGGCCGACGATTTCAGCCCCGACAAGTCCGGCTCCGGCGAGAGTCGCCGCGCCGCCGGTCAGACCGATTGCCCCGCCGATGGCTCCGAGACCGCCGCCGAAAATTGCCGTTAAAGTCAGGATGCACATGTTCAATCTCCTCTCGTTGCGTATAGATGGCAGAAGCCGTCCTTCGGCGCGTCCACCAGAAATCCGATGAGTCTCAGCCAGCGCAAGCTCGCCGTATAATCCTCGTCGCACCAGTTTTCAAGTCTTCCGTATTGCTCGGCCCAGCGGTCCACCGTCTCGCGGCCCTCATGGACCATATACATCTTGATCTTCCGGCAGAGGTCCGTGCCGATGGCCCATACCTTAGCCGGGCAGAGCATGGATTCCTGCACGCCATAGATTACCGCAGGAACGCCGTCCACGAGAATCGTAAGGCATACGTCGCTCCAAGCAAAGGACTGCTTCACGGCCTTGACTGGATCGCTCTCGCCGAGCTTCCGCATCTCGCGCTTCGCTTCCTCGGTCGCGTGGAGGCCGATGTATTCGGCATCCGCCTCAATGGATTTCCTGGTGCGTATCTCCATCAGTCGAGCCTCACTTCCACTTTGACCGCCAGCACCGTAGCCGGGAACGGGTCGCGGGACCGGATGAGGACGCTTGCCTCATCGCGCGCGAAGCCCGGCGTGGGTGCGCGGAACTTGCCGCTGAACAGGGCAATGGGCGCGCCCCATTCATCGTGACATGGTATCTTGAATGTTTCCAGATGATTCTCGTCCGCGCCCGCCTCGACGCTTGCAGTCTCCAGAAGTTCGAGCGTGACCGGACCGACCGTCTTGTTCTTCCCGAAGCGCGTCCCGTCATCGCCCTTAATGTCCGGGTCAGCCGTGCGGACCTCCATGCTGTAGGGAAGCCCCATGATGACGTGATTCGCCTCGCGCGGCAGGGTAACGGTTCCATTGCTCGGAACCGTAAGCGGACCGACGAGAGACCCGTCCGCGATGCCGTAGACGGTTTTCCCTGCGAGATGAGGAAGGTCGATAACGTCAGTCGTACTTCCCTCTAACGCGAGCTTCAATTCGATTCCGCAGTCCACAAAGAACGATTCCGTGCTCGCCTCACCGAACTCGCGGATGTCCTGTTCCTCGACGAAGTATTTGGTCCCACGCTTCACAAGGAAGTAGGTCATGTCCTTGCCGTTCTCACGGACCGTGCAGACGCTTCGGAATACGCCGTCATCGCTCTCATGCTGAGCCCACGCCCAGATTTCCTGCTCCCTCATGTAGGTAAACGTCAGGAGCTTGCCGTCCTCGCGCACGACGTAGACTGTGGAGAACGGGATTTCCTGATACGACCAGTCGCGGATTTGGCACGGGAAAAGATGCTCCGCGAGGATGCTCCGGTTGTCGCCGGAATATCCGTCCTCCTGAAGATTGTAATGAACGTCCCGCACCACGCGGCCCGATGCATCGACCATCAGAATCGTGGTCCCCACCACTATTGGCGGGACGTGGGAACTGCCCCAATAACTCTGCGGACGGAAGCCGATGGTCCCCGGCGTGATAACCCCGTCCTTGTCCGTCATGCGGAACTCCGTCGCGTCCGTCAGCACGAACGCATCGGAGAGCGAGACGAAGTGACGGACCTCGTTCCGCTTCCGCGTATCGACCATGGCCGTGATCGCGCTGTCGTCCCGGAGCGGATGCGACACCGCCATGCTGTTATAGGCCCCCGTCTCGGACATCCACACCGTCTGCGGATTCCGGTCCGTGCGACCGAACATGAGCCTCTGCTGGAAGATGCCGACCGCGCCGGGGTAGCACTTCGCCCCGTCTTCCTGGTCCGGCGGGCTCGCCGGGAAAGCATCCGGAATCGGGAATGTGACGGAGACCGGGCCATCGTCGATGACACGGACGATCTTCTTGACCGAGGTCGGCATCGTGCATTCCCGGTCGTGATAGAGCAGGTTCGCGGCCGTGACGCGGAGCCGCTTCGTATAGAGCGTCTTTGCGTGGTCGTAGCTCGTATCGACGACCTTGCCGAGCGTCCACTTGTATGTGTTGACCTTCGTCAGCTTCGGGTCTTCGTAAAGCGCGACGAGCGATCCACTGATGGATGTTTCCATCTTGAGCTCTGCGGAGTTCGCCGCCACCGTCGTGCATTTCCACTTCTCGCCGTTGCGCCGGAAGTAGACGTTGTAGAGCTCGGTGTCGTTCGCTCCGCTTCCTGTGACCGTAACGGTCTCACCTGCGGTGGAGCCGGTGACAATGCATCCGACCGGATAGGATTCCGCGCCACCCGTATTCACCTCGGTTGCCTTGACTTCAAGCCACGGCTCCGTCGGCGTTCCGCTGGAGCTCCACGGAGAACACGTCGGTGTGCCGCCGGTAATCTCCACGGATTCCGGGATATGCTCGCCCGGGTCGCAGAACGGGTCGCGGTATTCCTTCGGAGACTCGGAGCTGTCCGGTTCGATGTTGTCATCGAGGAAGCTCGTCTCGGTCGTGGACCCGGCCCATTCGAACCAGCCGTGCTCGTTCTTATAGACCTCATAGCGCACCGCGCCTGGGACTGCATACCATTTCAGCCCAACGCGGTCGCCCTGCATCCACGTGGACCGCGTATTGGCCCTGACCGCCGCGCTCGGCAGGGACTCCTCTCCATTCGCATTGACCGCCGAGACCTTGTATTCCGTAGTGGTCGGAAGCGTGGAACTGGATTCCGCGAACCCGGTAACGGTCACGCTCAGTCCTGTCGGCGCGGAAATCCCCGGCTGGAACTCCACGTCCTCAAGTGTCCAGTCCGTATGCCCGTATCTGCTGAGCTTCTTCGGCGGATGCTTCGGGTGGACCAGGTACATCACGTCCATCGTCTGCGCGAACTTGATTTCCGGCAGTTCGTCCAGCAGATAGTCCGTCGCTACCTCGTACGGTTGCGCGCCGTCAAGGACCACGCCGCCGTCCGTATAGAACCGGATGCGGTTCTCCATGAAGAGAAGCGCGTAGGTCTGGTCGTTCGAATAGACGAACGGGATGAGGATACCGTCAGCCGCCTCCGCGACGAATCGCGTGCCGGGCCGCTTCGTAATCCCGCCCTGCGCCATCGGGATGGCGTTCCGAATGAGCTTGCACGCCCCTTCGTACTTCGACAGGTCAACGCGCGCGCAGACCTGCGGCGAGATTTCGCCGGTCGTGAAATTGTTCTGAAACACCTTGATGGTCGGCATCTCAATACCTCACTTCGACGTATGGGTTCTCGATCAGCGCGGGGTCGTATTCGTCCTGGCTCTCGGTCGCCGCCGTAGCCACGAGGTTCTGGTATGCGTTCAGCATGGATGCCATCAGGGATTCACTCTGTTTCACGCTCATCGCGAGCTCGCCCGCCAGCTTATACGTCAGTGCCTCGGAGAACTTCGAATCGAAGAACGACGTGTCCTCCTCGTCCTTGACGTACTTCACGAACGGAACGTACTCATGCGTATAGATGCGCTTCCCGTAAACGCGAAACCAGATGGAGGAACGCTGACTGCCCTCGCTCTGGAAGACCTCCACGACACGGAGGCAGTCAGCCGGAACGACAAAGGCATAGCAGCCCGACACATCGGACTCGACGGTAGCCAGCGGAGCCGTCTTCATCGCGAAGTTCCAGTCGTAATCACGGAGGATCGCCCGCCGCGAATTGTCGTACAGCAGCTTCGCCGTCCTCGCCGGAGTGGATGCTTCGTCGAGCGACTGGATCGGACTCTCTCCGATGCGGAGCAACGCCAGATTGATGATGTCGAGCTTGCTTGTTCCCATGTCACTGTTCCTGTAAGGTTAAGGTTTCTTGTTCTTGCTTTTCGACGGAGACGGCAGGAGCTTTCGCTTTCGGCTTCGCTTTCGGCTTCGCCCTGCGCTTCACGACGTGCCGGATACGAGGGGTCACGGAGGGAGCCGTGACGGACGGCTCCTCCATGACGGGTTTCGGCGCGTCCACGACTTCATCGACTTCGTATTCCTCGCCCGCAAAGACGTAGTGTCCGCCGATGAACATGTCCGTTTCCGCGATGAATTTCATCACAGGTCCTTCGTCAGGAACATGTTGACCGTGCCCGCAGTCGTGGCGGAAGTACCGACCTTGACGTTCGCGCGCAGGTAACGTTCACTGCCAGCCGGGATGCGACCGTCGTAGAGCTTCTCGCCCTTAACGATGGTCTTGGTCGCGCCAACGGTGATGGCGGGACCGATGAGCAGGTCATGCCAGTTGGAATCGACCGCATCGCTGGTCTGGATGGAAACCTGGATGGTCGCACCGGAAGAGGCGGCGATGGCGGTCTTGCCGACGAACGCCTTGAAGGTCAGTTCCTGGCCGACGGCATCGCCGGCAGCACCGAGATCGACGACCTGAATGCCGCCGGAAGTGATAACGCCATCGGTCCCGACAGTCGTGCCGGAGATGACCGTATTGGCGGTGGTGGTCACGTCCTTCTCATAAGCGAAGGTTGCTTTTGCGTCCATGATAGCCATAGTTATTTCTCCTTGGTTAGGTTGTTGGTTTCATCAGGCATCCGCCGGAAGAGCGTCTTCGGTCGCGAGGATGCTTTCCTGAACGCGGATCGGAATGCCACGGAAGTTCAGGACGGGCTTGCCCTGAATATCGGCATACGTGAGCTGAAGGTTGCTCTTCGTGCGCGTCTGATTGTCGAGGTATTCGAGGATTTCCGGGCGGCAGTAGATCGCCGTGCGGCCCGTGTTCTGGCCGCTGTACTTGCGCCACTGGAGCTTGTAGTAAGCCTTGGTGAAGAGCGCGAGCAGGTCAGCGGCGGAGCTGTTGGCTTCGAGGTTGCTCATATCGAGGTTCGCGATACGCACAGCCGCTCTCCAGTCACGGACGCAGAAGCCCATGTCCCACTGATAGTGGGTGCGGAGAGCCTGGAACTGATTGCCGTCCGGGTCCTTGACGGTGTGCTCGCCGAGGTATTCCTCTTTGAAACCAGCGGTGGAAGCGGCGGGATAAATGCCGTGGATGGTCGTCGGCCCCCAGGTCACGAACCAGACGGACGTGTTGTCGGCGGAAACGCCGGTGGAACGACCGCCGCCGTCGATGACGTTGAACGAGGACTTCGATCTGTCATTGCCGTACTTGTTGTAGTAGTTGCAGAAGCCGACGGGTTCCTGCGGCTTGGAAACGTCGCCATAGAACATGACGCGGGACGCTTCCTGACCGAAGCCTTCGATCCACGCGGCGTTTTCCTGCGCGAGGAAATTGGCCGCGCCTTCCTGACCGTTCGTGCCCTTCTTCGCGAGTTCGACTTCCTTCTTGTCGATCTCGGAATAGGCTTCGAGCATTCCGCAGGAAGCCTTGATCTGGGCGCGGGTGCTGCCGTCTTTCGGAACACCGGCGTTGAGCATACGCCAGCTCGGCTTCGGCAGACCGGTGCGGATGGTGGTGATGTGCGTCTGGCCGGAGTTACACGCAATCCACGGAATATCCTGGAGTGCTTCATTGCTCTGGTTCAGAACTTCGATGATGGTGGAGATGGAAGCGTTGCCGCTGCCACGTGCGATTTCGGTAATGGAAGGATAGTTCATTTGTTACCTCCTTTGTTCGTTAAAGCCCCGGAAATCTTTCCATGTTGATTTCCGTTTCCGTTTTCTGCGCTCCCTGCGTCCGAGTCCCCATACCGTCCTCGGTCGCAAGGCTCCCTGCCGTTACGAACAGGTCGAATAATTCCGGCGAGTCCTGGAGCCAGCTTCCGGTGAAGAGTTTCCGCTGGGCTTCCGTCTTCAGGAGCAGACGCACGCCCTTGCGGGCCATTGCCTGTTGCTCGCGGAAGTCCGGTCGCGCCTGGATGTCGCTCCGCCATTGTTTCCGTCTTTCCATCCATGCGTTTTCCTGCTCCGTCTGGGCCTGTTGCGTCATCTTGCAATACAGACTGATTGCCTTCTGCGCCTGGGCCTGTGACAGGTTCAGCTCCTTGAAAAGGGTCGTCGCGTCACCCCTGCGGGCATCGTCGAGGACAAACCCCTCGGGAAGCTCGAAGTCCGCATACGTCTCCGGGGCTCCCTCCGGTTTCGTCTCGGGCTTCTGCTCGGGCTCTTCACTTGCGTCGATCAGCGGAGCATCCCCTTCCGGGGTCTCCGCGCCGGGTTCGATAAGCGGAGTGTTGCCTCCACTTTCGTCTGCTGGTTTCGGATTCTGTTCTGCCGGTGCGGGTGCGGTTGGTTCCTGTGCCGCAGGGGCGGGTGTGACATCCTCAGCCATTTTCTCCTCCTCCTTGTTCGTCTGTCAGGTTATTGTACTCGGACTCCGCCATGTATACGCCCTGAGGCGATACCGACTTCATCCACGATAAAAGCTGTAATCCGGCCTCCTTCTTCGCCAGAAGGCTATAGGCCGTCGCGTTATGGTTATATCCGGGCTCGAATACGTAGAGCCGGTCATACACGATATGCCATAGCAGGACCCGCATCTTCGGGTCGGCCATCGCCGCCTCCATCGCGCTTTCGAGGTAGATGTCAAGCGGTCTTCCGTTCATAGCATCGGACCTCCCGCCGCGCCGCCGAGGAGCTGCTGCACATTCGCCATGTCAGCGTCGCTGATTGCCTTCGTCGCATTCGCCATGCTTTCCGCGACCGGAGCCGCAGCCGCCATCTGCGCCTGTTGCTGTTCCTGCTGGACCGCCGCGTCATATTCCTCTTCGCTCGCAAAGAGCTTGGTCGGCGTTCCGATCATGTTGTTATACTGCGTCACGAGGTCGAACGGCTTCAGCATGTGACGCGCTTCCGGGGTAGCCGCCATGAGCGTTCCGATAAACTGGACGCTCTGCTCGATTCGATTCACGCCAATGGCCTTCTGCGCCTGGCTCAGGATGGAGATATACTCCACGTTCGTCTCGATTCCGTTCGCGCCCGCAAGCTCTTCCGGCGGCGGCGGAATAAGCCCGTTATCCCATGCGATCTGGAAGACGCGCTGGATTACCGGGTCGAGGTATTCGCCATGGATGCGCTCCAGCACGGGTCCGAGCATCAGCAGCTTCTCTTCATGTCTCTCAGTCACCTCGCGCGCCGTCATCTGCGGGTTATCCTGCATAAGCAGGGCAAGGAAGAGGGAATTATAGAGACCTTCCTTAATGTCGTTAATGAGGAGGTTCTCCTTGGCCTGGACGGAATTAATATCGAGGCCGACCGCATAGAGCGGGGCCAGCGCATCCGCAGCAAGGGAATCCACAAACGTAAGACCGCCGGGTGCGGCATTAATTCCCTGCCGACGAAGGGAGCTCGGAGCCCGCATGGGCGGCGTTACGATCTTGGCCGCGCCCTTGAGAATATCGCTTTCCATTGCCTGAAGCGTCTTGGTGTCCGCAAGGACATCGAACATGGGTGCGGTCCCATAGACATCGGCATCCACCACGTCCCAGCGCGGAGTCATCAGCGGCCACATCCGATAGCCGCTTACCCTCAAAAAGGAATCGCTCCCGGAGCTCCCGTTCCCCTTATCAAGGAAATGAACGCTCGTCACAGGAAGCCTCGCACTCTTCCTCAACCCATAAACCTCCGGGTGCTTGAAGATACCGACAACCACGGTATATTTCTCTTCCAGCTTACCCGATTCGACCTGTGACCGAATCATCTCCGGGAGCGCATTCCCATATCTCTGGTCCATCTGCCGGACCGTCATAACCTCGCGATAATAGAACGTATCAATCTCGCCATACTGATCCGCGCCCATCCAATACGTCCCGGTGGTAAACGTCCGGCAATAGAAGACGGAATCGGGATGCTCCAGGATAGCCATTGCCCCCTGCCCGAAGCCCGCCATTTCCTCATACGTATGCAGACACGCGCTATAGAAATTGGTACGCCGGAACAGTCCTTCGAGGACCTTCTGGACCTCTTCATACCACTCCCTTACCGGGCGGTATTCGTTAATCTTATCATCGGGATGGGCCAGCACGAACCACTGCCGCGCCTTGGAGGTCACGCCGGACTGGATACCGGCCGACAGGACCTTCAGCGCACGCGAGGTCGTGCCATTAATCCGCTTATCATGCCGGACTCCGGTATTGGCCTCGGACGGATCGGTCCCCTCCAGAGCGCGTCCACGGGCAGGAACCACGAGGTCGCGGACATCGCGCCATGTCGGTTCCCACGACTTGCGGATATTCTCAAGCTCCTGAAAGTGATTCCGCACTCTCTCCAGTGCCTTATCCGCCATCTTACTGCCCTCCTCCGCCGAGCGTCTGCTTCATCAGAGACGGACCCGTCATGGCAAGCGCGCCCTTCGTCAGGTCACTCGCCCCGGCCCCATAGCGATTCATGGCTCCGGCCTTTCCGACGGCCCTCTTCTTCATCGCTTCCGCATCCGCTCTCCGAACGGTTTCCGGCTGAGCGGGAGCCGCCACGGGCTCCGGCATACTCGTCTTAGGAACAAGCCCCATACGACATCCCTCCATTCCAGTTAAATTCGTCGCGGCAGAAGCTCTCCCCCGCGTATTCCCCGACCTCATTATCGGTTGCGGCAACCACCGGCTCCGCAAACGTAAGGGCAAGAGCATCCGCCCTATCCGGGCTAAACCCCACCCTTTCCCGAATCGTCTCCTTGGATTCCAGCTTAAGCCGACTCTGCCCGTCATAGGTATACGTCACCGCCGCCAGCTCCTTCGTCAGCTCATAGTCATCCGGGATCGCCCCTCCATTCGCAAGCCACTTCCGCAGGGAATCCCACATCTCGGCCCGCCTATTGGCATAGCCATTTACGGTATGATCTATCGCCTGTCCCCCGAATGGAACCTCGATTACCGTATCGCCGAGCTGCCGTAATCTATCAATGACACCCTCGCCTCTTCCGGCATCTATAAAGACCGCATCCGGTCTCTCCGCCACGATCCTCCGATGCAGCAGGGAGGCAAAGGCCATATTATCTATCCCGACGATTCTCTGGGCCTGGAATGCCGCCAAACCCCTGCGCGGCTGAATTACACACGCATCCCCGCCGAACCGGGCCACATCCACCCCAAATACCAGCGGACTCCGCGCATATTCCTCTTCCCTAATATGCTTCCCCCTGGCCTTATAGATTACGTCCAGGGTAATTAGGGTATTATCGCAGGAGGCATTAAAGTCGCATTCCATTTCCTGCCTATACTGGCTATCGGTCATATCCGCACGCGCGCAATCCAATTCCTCACTCGTAATCCACGGAATAATATTCATGGTCTTACTCGCCGGATAGGCCACCCCGGTCCATCCCTCCTCATTCCCCGAGACTCCCCTATTATACATCTCGAAGAATAAGTTCATGCCCTTGGGAGTCCCAATAAAAAGACACCGCCCCTTCCTATCGGTCAGGGCCGGACGCACTACCTCGCCCCAGACGAAAGGCTTCATATCCGCCACCTCGTCCATGACCACGTAATCAAAGTAAAGACCTCTCAGGGCATCGGCATTATCCGCACCATATAAGGTAATCCGCGCCCCATTCGGAAACGTCGCCGTTAACTCCGTCTCATTAAAGCTAATCCCAGGTATCTTCCCCGCAAACCTCTTAAAGTAATCCCAGCTTACATCCTTGGCCTGTTTCCGATACGGAGCTATATACGCCCCCCTAAAGTCCTTAACCGTAGAAAATAAAGCCGCCAGGATAAGCTCCATAATCGCAAAGACCGTCTTCCCCCAGCGTCGATGGCATACCAATACCACAAACCGATAGGCCACCATTAAAGCCTTGGCCTCCCTCTGGAACTTATGAGGCTTAAACCCTAAGTCTATCGAAACCGTCTGCGTCCTCATTCCCCGGACCCCCCATACGGATTCACACAGTTAATCATCACATTCACATTCCCCCCGCTCTTCCCCTCATCGGGATTATACCCCATTAGCCTCGCCAAACTCGCCGCCGCATTGTCCCTAAAAGCCTCCGGTAAAGCCTCGCTCCGTATCCTCTGCGTATAAAAGTCCGCAAGCTCATCCCTCGATGCCACCGTCGAAAAACATAACCCCTTCTCCGCAGCAGCATTAATCATCCTCCTCACCTGCGGATTCCGATACGCCTTCCTCATGTCCAGCTCATACGGTATCCCAGCCTTCTCGCACGCCATCCAGTGCTCCCCCTTGCAGACCACCCACTCCTTGATGTAAGCCACATCCACCGGACGTAACCCTATCCGATCGCCAAACCTCACCAGCTTCTCGTCAAACTCCTTCAGACGATTGTCATTCGTCCGGGTGGTGTACATATAGAGAATCCGTAAAAAACGACGCTCCTGACGGGTGAGGGACACCCCCGCCGGTTCAGTCGCGAGTTCTTGGGGGGCCACCCCCACTAAATCGTTAGCCATAACCCTCGGTCGCTCCTCTCCTCGCACGTCGTTAATCTAAAAGCATCTGCCCGGCTCCAGGCCGCCAGGCTTTTTACACGGGATTTGCACAAGCGTGCATTCCCAGCTCAATGGCACCAGGTTGCCAACCTATTGCCGCTCATCTATACTTTAGCACGTAACGCGGGAATGCATATCGGGGTTCCGGTCGAAAAAATTTCTTTCGTGCTTATATGAGGATGCGCGTGAAAAATCGCATCCGTTTCGGGTCGAATCCGGCTTTATTAGGTGGCGACAGCGACGGAAGCGGCCGCCGAGCTCAAACAAGACAAATTATTAACTAACCCACGAGGTGTAACAATGACTACTCTTTACATCGGCCTGAACGACAGGGAAACGAAAAAACAGAAGATCAAGACGAAGGACGCGGAGATGCACATTTTCAGGAAACACGATGCAACGATCTTCAGATGCAAGGGAAGATACACGCACGACGACGGGACGATCACAGTAGAAAACAGCCTGAAGGTTGAAATCTTCGACAAAGGTCACAGATACGGGGTAAAGCTGGCCCGGGAGCTTCTGGAAGACTTTAACCAGGAAGCGATCTATGTCGACGGGGAAAGAATTGAACGGGTTGCCTAATCTGGGAAATCATAACCATAAAAGGCCCGGGTGGAATTCCCGGGCCGGAGAGGATTTGAAATAATGATAAACGACGTTGGAGACATGTGCGACGAATTGGCCGGAATGATTCGGGATTATGTCCGGGCCGTGAAACACTCGGAATTTATGCGGGGTTACCGCGTCGGATTCGGGCACGGGGGAAAGGGCCTGGAATATAATCAGGATGATGATGTATTGCATGAAGCCGTGCACGAGGCCAGAGAGGCCGGGGAAAAGATGTGGAAGTATCTGGAGTCGATCCCGGCACAAGAGGATATTAGAAAAACCCTGTTACGGGTTATGGGAATGGAGGCTTGAAATGAATCGGGATCAGATTTTAGCATTAATTCGGACGTTCGCGCGGTCACAAGGATGCTGGGGGAGATTATTACGGGACCTTTATATCCTGGAAGAAAACGATCCTGAAACGTTCGATTCTCTGATGACGGAATGGGAAGGCATGAATTTTCAAAGCGATTTGGATTGTCTCTTATTCCTGGAAGGAAACTAAGGATTTTCCAGCCTGGGGCCGGGCGGAGTTCGGCCTCAGTATTGAGAACCCTTAAATTAACAGGCCGCGAGGCCGGAAAGGAAAGAAACCATGAAACGGTTTAACAATGTGCAGTATGAGATCAATCTGCCGGACGGGGAGAGAATTACCCTGTATTGCAGCAGCGGGCGGGTCGGGGATCACACGTCGCAACGCGTCGAAACCTGGTACAAATACGAGAAGGTCGCCGCCTATTCGCAGTATTACAATCGGACCTGGGAGCGGTTTGACTATGAGACCGCGATCCTGACGCTGGCGGATAAGTTCGAAAGGCGGGCGGGCCTGGGAGGGAAGGCCAATGCGGAGGCGATCCGGGAATTCTGCCGGAATTACGGGCGCGAGGAAGCGAAAAAGGCGGAGGCGTGGTTTGAAGACTTCAAGCGGGAGTATGCGAAGGCCACGCCCGGCATGAAAGCGGCCCTGGCCGCTGGCCCGATGATTGAGACGGAGGCCCAGGCAAATACGACGCTCGCGATCCTGAAGATGGGAAACCTGATCCGGGAGATGGAAAAGGCCGATGAAGAGAAGATGCCCGAGCCCCCGCCGGAAATCTCAATCCTGTAAGAAACCCTAAACCAAATAGCCCGGGGGAAACCCCGGGCGGGAGGTCTAAATGAAACTTCACTTTGTTAACTTCGATACCCTGGAGGAATACGACGCGGAAAGCATCGACGAATGCAGGGATAAACAGGCCCGGGAATTATGGTGGCAGCACGAGCATTTTCCCCGGGAAGGCTGGAAGCTCGGGTGCGTCCTGGCGGAACGTCTCGACATGCGTTTGATCTATCGAAACCCGGCGAGAGAGAAATATGCGAAAAATTCTTGAAATCCTCGTCCGTTTATTCGAATCCCCGGCTTTATATGCTGGGGACGAAATCCCCGATTATGTAAAAATCTGCCAAAGCATCGCCGAAGATGCGAAACTCTAAACCCCGAAAGGAAACCCAGAAATGCAGATGAATCTCGCGAGAACGTACGAATTAATGCCGAATGATTCCCGGAAGTCTTTTTACGGGAAGGCCATTGTGATCAAGGCCGGAGCGGTTCGAATCCTGATGAGCTATTGCACGCCCGTGGCCTATTACGACGAGGCCGGAAACTTCCATCGGACCTGGGGCGGGTGGTCCGCGACGACGGGAAGGCACATTCGGGCATTCGGAGGCCCCGGGAAGGCCGAATGGGATAAGATGCCCGTGGAAGAGGCCCCCGCGTACTAATCGGCTAAGACTTTCAAGCCCCGCTCGGATGGATGCCGGGCGGGTATTGAGAACCTTAACCCTAAAACGAAAGGAACAAACCAATGAAACAGCGATTTTTCGATCTGAACGGGTGCAGTATGTCCCGGGAAAGATACTTCGCGAAGCGGGACCGCCTGTATATGCAGGACAGATTCCGCATCTGGGACCGGAAGAACAACGGGAAGGACAAACATCACGTCGTTTCCGTGGAGTACATCGACGACGGACTTTGTTTCCTCGTCGATAAGGTAATCCGGGGAGAAGAAACCCTGTTTGCCTATGCGAGAACCCATGCCAGAGCGTACATCCACGCGAGGCACAGCCACTAAGGAAGGACCGAAACAATGATCGAACAAAGAATGAACCCCATATTTAAGAAGCGTGCGGCGAATTCTATTGAGGACCTCTGCACATACTGGATCGGGGACGGTCCGGCGGAATATACCCCGGAAGAAGCGGTCGCCGGATGGTTCAAACCTTACGAGGACTTCGAGGATCGGGAGGAAGAAAAAGACAATATCCTCGCCGTTGCCCTGGAGGTCCTGAAAGGGCTTCCGCACGATGATCTCGTCCGCCGCCTCAACGCAACCCTCAAACAGGAGGAATAACCCCATGACAGATCAGCAGATAGTGAAACTTCTTTGGCTTCTCGAAAGGGATGAGTCCGCTTGCGTGGAGTACGGCATCATCTCCCAGCGATGGGACCAGGGCGAATATATCCACGAAGACACATTAGAGGCCCGCAAGAGAGACATGAGAGAGGCCAGACAAGCAATCGTCGAATACCTCAAATCCATTCAGGGCTAAGATTTTCAAGTTAGGGGATCGAGGAGGTCCCCTACATTGAGGACCTTAACCACTAACCAACAGGAGACAGGCATGAACAAAAACGAATACAAGCGCGAGGCCCGCAAGCTGCGGGATGATGCGGTCGCGAAACATCTGCATGTTTGCGAGATCGCAGGGAAGGAACTTTCGAAGGGATTGTTCGCCAATATCATCGAGGACGTTATCCCGTATCTCGTGGAGAACGAGACCTATATCAGCGAAATGGAGAATGCTTGCCGATTCTGCTTCCGGGATTCCGCAGCGTTAGTGCGGAATTCCTGGGCGATGTGCGAGGTGGATTACAAACACATTCTCGACAACATCGAAAAGATCAGAAAATATCTCATCTTCTAACCCATAACCAACAGGAGAGAACCATGAAACATCGCCGCCTGGACGAATACCATTCTTACGAGCTTCACAGCGTCCCGCAAAAGGACGGGTATCGGTTCGTCATGGGCGGGACCATCTACGAGGTGGTGGAAGCACGTGACATGCACGGCGCGTGCGATTACTGCTGCTTCCGTAAGACGCATTACTGCCCGTACACGGATTGCATCAATCTTGAGGCCCAGAAGAGATACTACTACATCATCGTTTCCAACTATAACCCCAATATGGAGGACTAAAACCATGAAATTCACCATCAAAACATCCGAAATGAAGAAGGTCCTGACCGTCTTCAAGAAACTCGACAAATCGCTTCTGAACCGTGACCGGATCATCAGCTTCCAGGCCGACGAAAACAACATGCTCGTCGTGAGCTACCGGACCGGATTCGAGGAAATCACCTGGACCCCGCTCATGGATGCGGGGACCCAGGACGCGGGCAACATCTTCCACGTCGCTATGGGAGACTTCGAGAAGGCGTTCTCCGGCGCATTGCTGGAGATCACCGGGGATGCGTTCGGAGTCCTGCGCGTCAATGGGATTCCGGTCGCCGGGCGCGAGGCCCCGTTTAATGTGCCGGGATTCGAAATCATCGGCAATGCCCTGGAATTCGATGCGATCCACCAGAAGTATTTCCTGCATTGCGCGGCGGCGGCTTCCACGAGGAAGGCCGAGGAAAAGGTGCTCGGCACGCGTCCGCGTTATTCTCTGACCTATGTCCAATGGGATAAGACCGGCATGGTCGGAACCAATGGAAAGGTCCTGATTCACGAGGCTTGCGGCGGGAATTCCGAGGACCCGATCTACATTCCGAATAATGCCGTTGTCAAGGCTATGATTGCCGCGAATAAGGGATGCACGATGGAGGTCGCGAATATGACGATTCCGCCGGAGGAAAAACATTTCGCTTCTCACGTGAAACTCATGCTTCGCGGCGAGCATTTCACCTACTGGATGTCCTGGCAGGAATTCAGCTATCCAAATGCCCAGCACGTTATGACGCATGAGCGGACGAATGCGAAGGTTATCGAATTCCGCGATGTCACTACCCCGCTGATTCCGGGGCTGGCATTCGAGAATAAGGGCTACAACGATATGATCTGCATTACCCGCGAGAACGACGGGAAAGTCTATCTGTCGAACGACCTGGGAATGACCGAGATCAATGCCGAGGCCGAGGAAGGATTCCCCGGATGCAATGTCAGGCAGGAAATTCTCGGAATCGCGCTGGCGACCGGGATTCGGAAATTCTGGCGTACGAACGAAGGCCAGTTCTGGGGTATCTCGGGAGACGAAGGGACCTATGTCACGTTCATGGGATGCATTCCGTTCGTGAACCCGCAGAAGAAGCCCGTGACGAAAACCGAATCCGAAGAAACGGCAACGGCTTGACAAATCACAAATCGAAGTTATATTAAAGCCGGGAGAAATCCCGGCTTAACCTTACCCCAAAAGGAGAACTTAACCATGATTGACGAAGTTCTGATTGAGGCCGTCGCGAAGAGACGGAAGGACGGAGATTCCTATGAACAAATCCGGGCGGACCTTGAGGCTGTCCGGCAGAAACCTTTCAAGGAATCGGAATGGGCTTCGATTCGTTTCGGAGCTGGAATCAGTGTCGCATTCGACAGGGCCGATGAAGACGAGAAGAGACGTGCCGATCTGAAGGCGAAAGGTCTTCTGAAAGATGACGAGGAAGATGAGAGAGATGTCATTGTTTCTCTCCGTCCTCATAACGGGCAATGGAAAGCCGAGATTATCAGCGGGGTGAACGATGAGACCGGAAAACGTTCTTGATCTCATAGACTGCGACCGGGAGAAGCTCGCGAAGTTCAATGCTCTTACCGCTTCCGGCATGTCTACGGAGGACATCGAGGAGAAATACCCCGAGGTCTTTCGGGCATGGAAGCAGTATTGGAATGACCTTGAAGCCCTGGGCGATGAGTTCTCCATCGAGGAGCTGACCGAGGAACCTTACGACGAACGCGACCCGGAGTTTGAGAACTACGAGGACGCATCACCTGAACCGGAATGGGAGGATTAACGCATGCCGTCCGTTCGATACGCTGTTAAGCTGACTCGCCACAGGGACGAGGGAAAGGTCAACGTCTCAAGACCATTCCCTGTCCCACCATTTGTCAAGTCCTATCGCAAGACGATAATGGGAGACGTGGAAGTCCTCCGCGTTTACCCGGACGAAAAGGCGGCGAACCTCGGGCATGGACATGAACTCTATGCACAGGCCGTGGAGACGTACAGCGCGGAGAAGCGGCACAAGA